CTTGGGTTCGGTGACAAGCAACCCCGTTTACATTGCCACAAACAGCACAACAGCAGTCACGATTGATACAAGTCAAAACGTAGGTATTGGTACAAGTTCTCCTGATGCCGCTTCAAGAATTACATCCGTTGCCACTGCTACACAAGTTGGATTTGCATCTTATAACGCTGGAACTGCTGGATACCCCGCATTTGGGTTTGTTGGGCAAGTTACATCTAATGGTGGTCGCGGCGCTGGTATGTATTTGCCTGCCGACGGAACACTTGCTTGGTCTACCGCTGGTTCAGAACGTATGCGTATCGACTCCAGCGGTAACTTGCTGGTGGGGACTACAAGTGGAGCAGGTCAACTTGCGGTCTATGGTTCAAATGCAACAGCAGGAATATTTTTAACAAAAACTTCAGGCTCTTCAAATGGCATGGTTATCAACTCTGCCACAAGTACTACAGGCCAAGTTGCAATTCTTAATCAAAACAACGGTAGTACAACTTCATATTGGCTCAACGATGGAAGCTTGTATTTACCCGGTGGAACTTCAGGTATTCATACAGCATCGGATGAGCGACTGAAAAAAGACATTACCTATTTGACAGACAAAACTGTTGCTGGTTACAAAGGTCTTGATGTTGTTTTATCGTTAAAACCAGTTACATTCAGATTTAAAACAGAAGATGAATCTGCGCCGTTACATCGTGGATGGATTGCTCAGGACTTTGAACAACATATACCTGAGTTGGTGGCTGAGAATCCAATTCCAGGTAGCGAAGACATCACACCATACAAAGCAATTGCAGATGGAGGGTTAATTCCTGTTTTGGTCGCCGCAATCCAAGAACTTAATGCAACCATTACAGACTTGCAAGCTAAACTCAAATCCGCTGGCGTAGCTGGCTTCTAAGGAAACATCATGTCTACATTTTCATCAAGCCTTGAACTCACGTTAATCGGCACAGGTCAACAAGCCGGCGCGTGGGGCAATACGACCAACACCAACTTGCAAATCATTGAGCAAGCTATCGCCGGCGTTGTCACCATTACCATGTCCAGCGCTAACTACACGCTGACAAACACCCAAGGCGCGGTGTCGCCATCTAACAACATGGTGCTTGTGGTCAAAGGAACGAACTCCGGCGTGTTCCAAGTAGTTACACCGCTAGTTACAAAATACTACGTGGTATCTAACCAAACTACCGGCGGTTATGCCATCACCATTGGCGCATCTACTGGTACTACAGTAACAATTCCCAACGGCACAACGACCTCCGTCTACTGCGATGGCACAAATTTTTACGCCGGCAGCACTGGTGTGGCGGGTAATTTCTCCGTGGGCGGCAATGAAACCGTAGCAGGCACTCTGGGCGTCACAGGCAACACCTCTTTAAGCGGAACACTTGCCGTTGCTGGAGCCACTACGTTGTCGGGCACGACCTCTTTGGCTGGCACGGCCACAGCGCTTACGGTGACGCCCTCTACGGACAGCTCAACAAAAATTGCCACAACTGCTTTTGTTCAGACTGCGCTGGCTTCTGCTGCCATCACGGGCACGATCAACATGTGGCCGACTTCTTCGGCTCCTAGCGGGTATTTGCTCTGTAACGGCTCCGCTATTTCCCGCACAACCTACGCGGCGTTGTTTGCAATCGTGGGAACAACCTTTGGTTCAGGTGATGGGTCAACCACATTCAACTTGCCAAACTATGCAGACCGTATGCCGATTGGTGTTGGGTCTACTGCGGCATCCGTTGGCGCTACAGGCGGCTCGGCTACAACAACGATTGTGGCAAACAACCTCCCTGCTCACACCCACCCTGTGACAGACCCGGGCCACAACCACCAGTATCAACATGCTTACAATGCGGCTCCTCAATCGGGCAGCACGACACCTTGTTTGACAAGCACATATACAGACAACACAAGCACCGCGACAACCGGCATCACGGTTGGCAACAACTCCACTACAAATAGTGCGATGAATACAATTTCTCCATATTTGGGCATCTACTTCATCATCAAAACCTAAGATGTGGATCCAATCACGCTTCTCTTCGGTGCTGTCGCGCTGGTCAAGCAGATCAAGGCTGGGTGCGACCAACTGCACGAAGGCCGCATGGCCATCGAAGAGTTTAAAAAAGGTGTGGAGCGCACTGTTGGCGACGTTAAAGCTATTGCCAAAGAACTCACAGGATTTTGGGGTTGGGTTAGAGGGCTATTGGGAATCAAAAGCGCGAGTGCGCCAGTCGTCCAGCTTGCCGCCGCAGCTTCTGTGCCCGTTAAAAAGGCTCGTGCATCCCAAGACCCCGAAGAACTGCAAACCCAACTCATTGTTGACATTGGCCAGAAAATGGGGGAGTTCTTCGATATCCACCAAAAGCTCAAGAACTACTACGCGGACTTGGAAGAAACATCAGTTACAGTCTACGATCCAGACCAAAACGTCGCTAAAAAAGCAATGGAGCGCTCACTTGTTGAGCTGCAACTGGAGAACTTGAGCGTCGAGATCCGAGAGGCAATGGTGTATGCGCCCCCTGAGTTAAAGGACATATACACAAGGTTTCTCAAGATGTATGAACGCATCATTGACGAACAGGAATTTGCTCGGCGCGAGCACATCCGCAAAAGGAATGAAGCAAGGTGGCTACGCGAGGCAATCCGTCAACGTCGATCAATGCGTCTGGCTCTAGGGGTAACTCTGGTGGGGCTGGCGGCGTGGATGTGGGGCTTGATGCTTACCGTGCGTCTAGCGACTCGGGGTTTCACGCCATTCTGATTTTGCTGGTGCTCTTGTTTGCGCTGCTGGTTCCAGCGGCGGGGTACGTTTGGTATAGGGCATATGTGGCTGAAATGGCAATGGAGCACACCCTGCGCAAGCTGCAACAGGCCCAGCGGGAAATTGAACAAGCTAAAAAGGACAAAGAATGAAATACGCGATTTTGCTGGCTTTGTTACTGGTTGGCTGCGAAGACCGCTACCGTTACACTTGCCAAGATCCCACGCACTTTGCTGACAAGCAGTGCCAAAAACCCATGTGTGAATTTACACAAACTTGCCCCGAGTATTTGGTGGCCCCTGTTTTGGAGAAGAAAAGTGAAGGAAATCCTGCTCAAGCTTCTAGCCAGCAACCAGCCGCGTCTCAGTGCCGATGAGATTGAAGTCCGGGTTCGGGCTTTTGTGATCGTGATGGTCACACTCATTTTGGTGTTCATCGTTTTTGCACTGCTGTATTCGGTGACTTTTGTGACCCAGCCTATCAAAGCGATGGCTCCAATTGACCAAGCCTATACCAAGATGCTCAACGACATTGTGCTGTTGATTGTTGGCGGCGTGGGCGGCATCTTGACCAAAGGCGCAGTGACTGAGGCTTCTAATATGATGGCTGCGGCCAAGAATAATGCGCCGGCCTACGTTGCACCGCCTGTGCAAGAAGTTCAAATGGCTGCGTGGACGCCGGGCACGACACCCGTTAATCCCCCGCACTATTTAGAACCCGATGAAGACCGCCAAGCGATTGCCGCTGCACGCCAAACTACAAAGGAATGACCATGCCTAGTCCTTGGCTGATTCTGGGATTGCTATTGGCTTTGGCCAGCGTATTTGAGTACGGCCATCATGAAGGCTACAAAGAAAGAGAAACCGAAGACGCTGTGGTCATTGGCCACAAGAACCAAGAAATGCAAGACGCAAAGGAGCAAGCAGATGCAGAACTCAAGAAAACACAAGACAAACTCACCACTGCTCAGAAACAGTTTCGTGACGCTGTTCATTCTGGGAATCAGCGGTTGTTCGTCCGTGTCGCCACCCCAACTGAGTGTTCCGCCTCTACCGGCGGAGATTCAACGACAACAGCCCAGCTTGACCCAGCGTTTGCGGACTCTCTTGTCTCCATCACCGACGACGGCGACAGCGCCATCGTCCAACTCAACGCCTGCATCGACCGATACGAAGCCATGAGAAAGATTGTAAATGGTAAACGCTGAACAACTCCAACGGCTGGGCATCGGCATTGAATGGGTGCCAGCGCTCAACGATACCTTTGCTAAATTCGATATTGCCACGGTAGATCAGCAAGCCGCGTTCATTGGACAATGCAGCCATGAGTGCAACCATTTCAAGACGCTTGAAGAAAATCTGAACTACAAAGCCGAGACGCTGCGCAAACTGTGGCCACAGCGCTTTCCCACAGACGACATTGCCAACGCATACGCACACAAACCGGAGAAAATTGCCAATAAGGTGTACTCTGGGCGTTGCGGCAACGGGGACGAAGTTTCTGGCGCGGGATGGCTGTACCACGGGCGCGGCTGTATCCAGTTGACTTTTCATGACAACTACTGGCACTTTGGTCAAGCGGTGGGGGTTGATGTGGTTACGCATCCAGAGCTGCTTGTTACGCCCAAATATGCGGCCATGAGTGCGGGATGGTTCTGGGCAACACACCATTTGAATGCCGCAGCCGCAGCCGAGAACTGGATGCTTGTCACCAAGATCATCAATGGCGGAACTTTCGGCTTGGAAGAACGCATCGCTTTGACAGACCGCGCTATTGATGTGCTGTCAACTTAATGGGAAAATGCAGCCATGCCATTAAACAAACTGAAATTTCGCCCCGGCGTAAACCGTGAAGGCACTACTCTAGCCAACGAAGGCGGCTGGTACGCATCGGACAAGATTCGTTTTCGTTCTGGCTTTCCTGAAAAAATTGGCGGTTGGACGTTAGATACGGGCACGGTTGCGATTGGATCTTTAGCACCTCCCGCCGGCGCTTTTTGGGGTATTGCGCGGTCTTTGTTTAACTGGATTACGACAACAGGCTATAACTTGTTGGGGGTAGGCACAAACCTTAAGTACTATATTCAAAGCTCTGCTGGCGGGTATTTCAATGACATCACGCCAATTCGCATCACTTTTTCTACCGCTAACTCCAACGCGCTATCAAACCCTTTTACAACAACCGCCACGTCTTCAACAGTTAACGTCTACGCTCCCGCGCACGGTGCTCAAACAGGGGACTTTGTTACGTTTTCAAACGTGTCTGCGGGTTCTGGCAATGTTACGACTACCATTTTGAACAACGAGTTTCAAGTTACATACGTAGACTCCAACAACTTGTCCATCACAGTTTCGGTCGTAGCCAACACCAGCACGTCTAGTTTTGGGGGTACTGGGATTACGGCTGCGTTTCAAATCACAACAGGTAATTCGGTGTTTACCTACGGCACGGGTTGGGGCGCAGGTCCTTGGGGCGGTGTTACAACTGGCGTGGCAACGACCACTTTAAATGGTGCATTGACCAACTCGGCTACTAGCGTTGTCTTGACATCGGCCACGGGCTTTCCAACTGCTGGCACCGTGCTCATAGATAACGAACTCATAACATATAGCGGAGTAAGCACTAACACGCTTACAGGATGCGCTCGCGGAACAAACGGCACAATCGCTGTCTCGCACCTTAGCGGCGCTACCGTGCAAAATGCGGCATCTTTTGAAGGCTGGGGCACATCCGCGCCGTCTACGATCGGTTTGCAGTTGCGCACATGGACGCAGTACAACTTTGGCGATTACCTGATGTTCAACCCCCGTGGTGGTGCGCTCTACATTTGGACAACGGACGCCAATGCTAACGTGATTGATCGAGGCCAGCTACTAGGTCCTAGTGCGGTTATTACCACTACAGCAGGCAATGTGACTGTGGATACGTCCTGCCCAACTGTGGCAAACGGCGTGTTGGTGTCTGATGCGTCTCGTTTTGTGATCGCCTATGGTGTTAACGATTACGGATCCACTGTGCAAAACAATATGTTGATTCGTTGGTCAGACCAAGAATCGTTTTCTGTGTGGGCACCTCAAGTCACAAACCAAGCCGGCAGCTACACACTGTCTCTTGGGTCAACGATTGTGACGGTGATTCAGTCCCGCCAAGAGATTTTGGTGTTGACTGACACGGCAATGTACTCCATGCAGTATTTAGGCCCCCCCTACGTTTGGGGTTTCCAGTTGCTGGCAGATACGATTTCTATTGTTGGCCCCAACGCAGTAGCTACAGTCAACAACGCCACCTATTGGATGGGCGTGGACAAGTTCTATATGTACAACGGCACAATGTCTGTGCTGCCTTGCACGCTGCGTGACTACGTTTACAACAACATTAACTTGCAGCAAGGGTATGAAATCTTTGCAGGTGTCAACAACGGGTTTAATGAAGTATGGTGGTTCTACCCATCCATCACGGGACCAAACGGCACGGGCACCGTGTCAAACCCAAACAGTACCATTGACCGCTACGTTATTTTCAACTATTTAGATAGCACTTGGTACTACGGCAATTTGCAACGCACTGCTTGGGACAACAACTCCCTACGTAATTTCCCTATTGCAACAGGCTACAACGGCCAACTGATCTACCACGAAAGTGGTGTGGATGATGGGACAACTTCCCCCGCATCGCCCATTACTTGTTACGTCCAGTCATCAGACTTTGACATTGGCGAAGGCAACAACTTTGGTTTTGCATGGCGCTTGGTTCCTGATGTCAACTTTGACGGTTCGGCAGTAAATGATCCAGTCATGACCTTCACGCTATTGCCTCGCCAAAACCCCGGTGCGGCCTATGGTTCAGACAATGTGGATGCAGTGGTGAGTGCAAATAACTACTACCAAACACCGCAGTACCTTATTCAGCAATACACACAACAGGTGTATATCCGCGCTAGAGGCCGTCAAATGGCGCTTGTTGTTGGTTCCACAGGCTTGGGCGTCCAGTGGCAGCTTGGCATCCCTCGCCTTGACATTCGCCCCGATGGACGGAGATAAACATGGCTTCAAAAAATTCCCTTGCCCCCCGCTTGCTAGACCCTCCTGCGGAGTACAGCCAAGAATACATGCGCAAACTTTTGAGCGTGCTGCGTTTGTACTTCAACCAACTGGATAACCCCTCGCCGGAAGTTGCTTCTGCGCAGGATGTGGGCACAACAAAAGTGGTCTCTGCGTTGAGTTTTTCTGCACCAAGCCCAAGTAATCGGGCACAATACGTTGCCAGCACAGCCACCCAAGCTGACTTGTCAAACCTGCGCAGTGGAGACATTTATGTTGACACGAGTGCGTCCAATGTTTTGAAGATGAAATCATGACCTTACACACTGTCGCAAAACACCTTCAAGAGCACGGTCGCGGCCCTGACGATCAGCTCGTTCACATGTCTACCAAAGAGTTGGCCGGCTTGCAGGCACTTGCCCAACAGCACGGCGGGTCGTTGACGCAGAACCCCCACACAGGTCTGCCCGAGGCAGGCTTCTTGGACAGCATTTTGCCCACCGTTCTGGGTGCTGCCGCCACGTTTGCTTTCCCCGAAATTACGCCAATGATGGCAGGTTTGGGTATTGGTGGCATCCAAGCGCTGCGCACGGGCGATTTAGGTAAAGGTTTGATGGCAGGTCTTGGCGCATGGGGCGGTGCAGACATGCTAAACAATGTAGTGAATACTGGAGGCTCTGTTCTGCCGGAAGGGGCTACAACGGCTCAAAAGTTACAAACTGGCGCAAGTGGTTTAACCGGCGAAGGCGCAACGTCTATTCTTGGCGGCTGGAAACCTATGGCCGCAGCGGCAGCGCCAGCGTTGCTAGACTCATTGAGCACACAAAACCAACTTTCACCTCAAGGCAATACCGGCACTATTCGCCCCTACACCTACGCGGCCAATCCCGTGTACAACTCGTCGTCAAACCCTAACCCGACACAAGCTGGCGCACGCCCTTTGATTGGCGCGAACTACCAGCCCGGACAAGACACGAGCGAACGCACGTACTTCAACCCGCAATACACTGCGCAGACGCCATACACCTACACCGCCGCACAAGGCGGTCAAGTACCCGGCTACGCTATGGGCGGCACGCCAACCTCAATGGCTGTTGCACAAAATGCCACCGGCGCAAACATGAACTACCCCCAAGCGCACAATCAAGCAATGGGTTTTGCCGATGCGTGGCAGACTCCGGTAGCCCAAGGCCCAATGGGTATGGCTGATGGTGGCGCAGTGCGTTACGGGTTTGGCGGTTTTATTGGTGATGCTATCGGTAATGCGGTGCAAGGCGTGGGCAATGCTGTAAGCGGAGTTTTTGGAGGCGGTAATAGTTTGCAGTACGACCCGTCAAGTTCTGGAAATGGCCCCCTTGGACAATTTTTAGCAAACGCAACAGATAAAAATTCTGCTCCCGCACCGGCCAGCAATTCCCCAATTGCCAACGCAATTCTTGCTGCTCAAGCTCATGCAGGTAGCACACAAAATATGGCGCATGGCGGCATCGCGTCTTTAGGCACGTTTTCTGACGGCGGTCAAATGCTCAAAGGCCCCGGTGATGGCATGAGCGACAGCATCCCCGCGCAGATTGGACAACATCAACCAGCACGTTTGGCTGAGGGTGAGTTTGTTGTTCCTGCGGACGTGGTGTCGCACCTTGGCAACGGCTCAACCGATGCGGGTTCAAAACAGCTCTACAAAATGATGGACCGAGTGCGCACAGCACGCACCGGCCACAGCAAACAGGGCAAAGAAATTAGCCCAGAAAAATACATGCCAGCATGAACATTCAATACGTCCCTGTCGAAATGGTGGCGCAAGTGCTGCCGCAAGTTCGGGCATTTATTGCTCGGGGACTATCACACACTGATAGCTGCACCGTGGAGCACGCCGAAGCTTTTCTGAGCACAGGCGCTTTTGTTTTGCTTGCGGCAATGGAAGACGAAAAAATTTGTGGAGCCTATATTCTGGGGTTTAGCAACGGACCCGGCGCACGCACAGCGTGTATTGTGTCTGCGGCAGGCACAGGTTTGGCTAGCCAAGAGGCTTTTGACCAAGTGAAAAATATTGCACGCAACATGGGTGCAACCCAAATTCAAGTGCTAGCGCGTGAAGCTGCGGCACGTTTGTACAGACGAGTTGGGCTTGAAGAAAAAGCCGTTTTGATGGAGATTAAATTATGAGCGGAATCTTTGGTGGCGGTCAACAACAAGCCAGCCCAACCCAAACTCAAACCAGTTACAACGGCATCAGCGCTTACGCTGCGCCCTATGTGCAAAACATGCTTGGCCAAGCGCAAGCGGTTACGTCTCAACCTTACCAAGCCTACGGCGGTCAACGCACAGCAGATTTCACAGGGTTACAGAACCAAGCGTTTAACTCGGCTTCGGATTTGCAAACCCCCGGCGGCTATCAAACAGGTTCTAATTTGGCTGCAATGGGCGGCATTGGTAATTTGCAAACCACAGGCATGGCCGGAATGTACGGCAACATGGGTGCGCAAGCGGGTATGAGCTACGGCCAAAACGCCACCAACCCCAACGCTGTTGCCGCGTTCATGAATCCTTACTTGCAAAATTCTTTGCAGCCGCAGTTGCAACTGCTCAATCAGCAGTACGGCCAACAACAAGCCATGAACCAAGGACAAGCCACACAGCAAGGCGCTTTTGGTGGCGGACGGCAAGCGGTGATGCAAGGTTTGAACCAACAAAACCAAGACTTGGCTACCAACCAGCTTGTCAGCAACGCTTACAACACCGCTTACAACACCGCTCAAACCAACATGCAAAATGCGGCGAATTTGGGCATTCAAGGTGCGCAAGCAGGCTTGGCGGGTATTGGTGCTCAACAAGCAGGCTACAACAACGCGGCCAATGCCGGCGCTACCTCGGCCAACATTGCTGGCCAGAATTTGGGCGCTCAACAAAACATCATCAACCAGCAAGCGGCGATGGGTGGGCAGCAACAGCAGCAGCAACAAAACGTGCTCAACCAGCAGTACCAAGACTTTCAAAACCAACTGCAATACCCATACCAGCAGTTGAGCTACATGCAAAATATGTTGAGTGGACTACCTATGAGTTCCACAACGCAAAACGTCTACAGCAACCCAAGCCTGTTGTCCCAAGTGGCAGGGCTGGGCACCGCCGCGTACGCACTGAACAAAATGAAAAAGGGCGGCAAAGTTAAAGACAGGCGTCCCGGTGGTTTGGGCGCTTTGGCCTTGTCGAAAATGTAAGGACACACATGACAATCGCTCCACAAAATATCATTGCCGACCTGCGCGGCATGTCCGACCAGCAACTGGCGCAGTACGCGCAGATGCACCAGAACGACCCCTATGTGTTCCCCTTGGCGTTCCAAGAGAGCCAAACACGCCAGCAAATGCGTGCTCAATCGCAAGCAGCGATGGCCGGACAAAAGCCTCCAACCGTGGTGCAACAAGACGTTGGTCAAATGGCGCAGAGCGCTATGCCGCAGATGCCTTACGCCCCAATGGGCGCTCCCTCAGGGATGCCGCAACAAGCGCAACCTCAACAGCCTCAAACCAAACTGCCCGAAGAACAGGGCATTGGCGCGTTGTCGGCCAAAAACTTGGAAGGCATGAAAGGTGGCGGGATTGTGGAGCATTTTGACGAAGGTGGTCTCAGCCGTGATATGGCCGAAATGGTCTTGGCCAAAGCCAAAAAATACGGCATTGACCCCAACATCGCTATGCGTATGGTGCGTCAAGAATCGCAATTTAACCCTAAAGCCGAATCCAAAGCAGGAGCCGCTGGTTTGACGCAACTCATGCCTGATACGGCCAAAGAAATGGGGATGAGTCCCGAAGACCGTTATGATCCCGAAAAGAGTCTGGAAGGCGGCTTCAAATATCTCAACAAACTGCGCAGCCAGTACGGCGGCGACTACGAAAAAGCTTTGGCCGCGTACAACTGGGGTCAAGGCCATGTCAACAAGCACTTGGCCAAAAACGACGGCACGCTGAACCGCATAAGTTTGCCCAAAGAAACCGCGCAGTATTTGAACAAAATCATGCCCGGCAGCACCGCTCAAGCTGCGGAAGTTCCAAGCACGCCTACGGCACAAACAGCTCCTAGCACAACTGGATTCAAAAAAGACAACGATGTGCCCACCGCGCTTACGCCTGAACAAGTTGAGTCGCTTAAAAAGCTACCCGCTACTACGCCTGTAAAAAATTATGGCATGTGGGACTCAATTAAAAATTACTACCAAAGTCCTTTTTCATTGGAAGACGTTGCACGCAACGTCGAAAATACGGCCAACGCTTTGGGTGGTTGGGCTAGCCCTGTTTCCACGGTAGGTAAAGGTGTGGGTATTGCTTCTAAAGCTTTAGCGCCTACCGAAGAAGCGATTGCGGAAGCGGCGCGTCTCAAACAGATTGCGGACACACAACGCCTTACCGGTCCAGCAAAAGCAGGGCTTGAAGCCTTGGCCCCAGAAGCCGCTGCAACACGTCAAGCGGCGGAACAAGCCAAACAATTGCGCTATTTACAAGCAGACAAAGATGCTGCCCAAGCCGCAGAGCAAGGTGTTAATGCTGGCAAACTGACTTCTGAAACTGCCCAGGGCGTTGAAGAAGGTCTTGCGCAAGCTCCTAGAGATATCATGAGCCGTCAAGCACAAGTGGCCAATGCTGCCAAAGGGTTTGATTTGGTCAACGCAGAAGCTAACGCGCCCGGTATCGGTTCTTTGTTGGGCGGGACAAATGCGCAACCCACAGCCAACATGGGAACAACAAGCGGTTTTTACGATGCCGGCCAAGGCGCGACGCAACCGACAGGTACAACCAGCGCACCAGCCCAACAAGCCGTGCCTACTACTGGTATGGACAAAAACGAAATGCTGCTCATGCTGGGTCTGGGTTTGATGGGCGGTCAGTCGCCCAACGCTTTGACTAATTTGGGGCAAGCAGGCATCGGCGCTTTGAAGTATGGCCAAGAATCGAAAAAAGAAGCGGCAGACACGGCATACAAACAAGCTATGGCTGCACATTACGGCGTGCCAACAGAAGTGCAAATGCTGGAGTGGCTCAAAGACCCCGCAAACATGGCACAGTACAAACAACTGCAAGAGTCCAAACGCGAACCGATGACCAAAGAGAAAATGTTTAGCACGTTTATGTCTTCGCCAATGGCACAAACCCTGCCGCCCGAACAAGTCGGAACTGCTTTTGATAAATATTTGCAGAGTGTTGGCCCTAGCTTGGGTTACATCCCACCAAATGTTACAGTAACGCCTGTAAAGTAACAGCACAATGAGAGGGCGGTATGCCGCAATACAAGGTTGAGATTCCCGGACAGGGCGCGTTTAATGTTGAATCAGACCGCCCTCTTACCGACTCGGAAGCGTACTATGCGGCGCTGAAACAGCTCCAACCGGCAGAACCCTCCAGACCCGAAGCGCACCCTGAATCGGGGTTTGTTCCTGCTCTTGAATCGGGTATCGCAGGCCTCAAAGGTTCGGCAGCACTTACTGCCGGCAAGCTTGGCTTGATGAACCAAGACGCTGCTCAAAAATATTACGAAGAGCAAGTGCAGCACGGCAAAGACGTTTTTGCGCCAACCACTGAGAGCTGGTCTCAAGCACCCTTCACAAAATTCAAAGAACTGGCCGGAAGTTCCCTGCCCTACATGGTCGCGCCGCTTATCGGTGCGGCTGCTGCCCCTGAAGCTGCTGCTGTTGGTGCATTGGGTCTTGGTGCGGGTGAAGTTGGTGCAGGACTAGCGTCTCTTGGCCAGTTCACAGGCACTAACTTGGCGCGTCAAGTGGACGAGAACAAGTCTTTGCAGAACGCTTCATTGGGTTCCGCCGCTGCCGCTGCCTTGCCACAAGCTGCTTTGGATGTGTTTTCTTTGCATATGCTTCCCGGTGTGCGCAGCATTCTAGGAAAAGCCGGCATCGAGTTGACCGAGCAACAAGCCGCCCAAGTTGCCAAACAAGGACTTAGCCAAACGCTGGCTAGCTACGGTGGTGCGACCCTGAAAGCAATGGGTGCAGAAGGTTTGACCGAAGCTGCCCAACAATTCTTTGAACGCCTGCAAGCAGGTTTGAGCATCAACGACCCCGAAGCACGCCAAGAGTATTACGACAACTTCCTTGGCGGCGCTGTTCTTGGCGGTGCGCTAGCACCTGTCGGCCATGCGTTTGAGCGCAGTGCAGCAAAGATTCAGCAACCCGCACCTGTTCGACAACCGACGCAACAACCCGGTGTGCAAGCACCTGCGGCACAACAACCCGCAGAAGAAGTTCCAGAACCCACACTGCGCCAACCTGCGCCAGAAGAAGTGGCCGAAGGCCCTGCTGCGCCAGCCGTGCTGACCAAACAACAAAAAGCCGAAGCCGCACGCCAAAAGAAAGATCAAGAAGAGTACTTGCGCAAGTACGCGCAACAGGCCGAAAACCGCCAAGCAGCTATTGCCGAATACCAGCGCGTCAAGGACATGTCGCCGGAGGAATATGCGCTTGAGCAAATGCAAGGCGTGACGACTGCTCCCAAGAAGGTCAGCCCAACCGTACCTCAAGAGGACGAAACAGGCTACTACACGCAGCACCCCGCACCTCCTGCACCCCACGAAACTTACGCCGCGCAACAAATGGCGTTGGCCAAAGACCGCGAAGCCGCGCCGCAAATCAAGGACTACCTTGACTATTTGATGCAAGACCCCAAGCAAGCGCAAGCGCTGTTGGAAAACCGCACGCAAATCCCCGGCGTCACGGCAAAACAAAGCGAAGCGTTGCTGGGCGGCATCAAAATGCAGCTCAAGTCGCGTGCCGATGCCGCAGCCAAAGCCGAAGCTGCCCGAGTTAGCACTGCACAAGAACGTGCGCGTAGCATGTTCACGCAAAAGCCCGAAGACTTGGTGTCTTCTGCGCGTGCGCAACCCAATTTTGGTAAGACCTTGGAAGAAATCCAAGGCATTCGCCGCTTGGGTGAAGGCGCTCCTGAAACCGAAACAACGCTTCCCGTTGTCACCACAAAAAACCAAGGCCGTTTACCCATTGGACATCCTGCGCGTCCTGCGCGGCCAGAACCTACCGTCACACAAGGCAAGCTGATTTCCGAACGCCTTAAGTCTGCACAAGAAGATTTGGGCGAAGGTGCGCCAGAAGCAGAACCCCACGATGAGATGGTTGATAAGCTGGTGCAAAGCCTACCTTTGGCCAACGGCCAGATCAATCCCGGCGATGTATATTTGGGTCTTGGCCAAAAGAAACAGAACTACAAAGACTTGCAAGCACAGCTTGCTATTGCGCGTCTGACCGGCAACCGAGCATTGCAAGGCGAGATCAAGCGTCAACTGGATGCAACACGCCCTATCCCAACCGAAGGCGGTCTTGGCACGGAAGGCGGCAAAAACGCCGCTGAAATTATTGGCCGCAGCAAACTTCCAGAACTCCGCGTTAATGAAGCCGAGGCAGATCAGTTTGCTTCGGAGCAACGCAACACCTTGCTGGGCATGGCTCGCACACTGGCGTCCAAGAAAATTATGCTCCCCGGCAAACGTGCGGAGCTGTTGAGCAACGCCAAAGAGCAGTATGTGGCACAGCACGCGGCTGAAATTGAAGCGCGTCGCAAAGCGTTTGGTTTGCCTCCAATGGAAGATTGGGAACGCGCCGAAGCTCGCGCCCGTGCGCTGGAAGGTTTGAATACGCTGACCAACAACTGGGGGCAGTTTGAAGATCCTGCGATCAGCGTCAAAGCTTTACAAAACATTACACGCGAAGCGGTGTATCAAAACTTGTTCAAAGCCGCAACTCGTAAAGCCCAAACACAACAGTCAACACTGGCCGAAAAACTTGCGCCTCCCAAAACAGGTCCTCGGATTGCCGCGCCTGACGAGTTGACCTTGCGCAACGAGCCTAGACTGGCCACCGATACAAAGCAGCACGCACTCAACATGATTACGATGGCGCTGCGTGAAGGCCGTACTCGCGCTGTACCAACCACTACAGAAAAAGCTCCGGCTCGCGTGGGGTCGTTGGCAGACATGGCCAAGTTGTTTGGCCAAGAAAAAGGCAAAGAAGCCAGCGCACAAACTGATGCCACTACTAAACAGTTTCTTGAACAACTGCGTGACGGCTTAGAAACCAACAATGATCCAGAGTTTGTGAAGCTTGCCGCTGAACAAGCGCAGCGTGTTGTTGAAGGCAACTTGCCTGATGAGTTTGCTGTGCGGGACTTGGGCGAAATGCTGAAAGCGCATGAGGTTGCAGGCCGCAGCGCGACCCGTCCCGGTGCTACCCCAGAAGAGTTGCAACGCACCAGCGCCCAGCCTCAACGCGAATTGTTCCCCGAAGCTGGCCCCGAAGCCGAAGTGCAAACGCAACGCGCTACCCCGTCTAACTTCCAAAAAATGTTGGACTCTAAAAACATTCAAGGGCTGCGCGACGCAATTGAAAAACAACGCAAAGACAACTTGGCTGCATTGCAAGGTTTTGGCAAAGCTGCGCCCACGTTAAAAAACAAAGTTGAAACGGCAAAAAACACATACGAACGCAACTTGAAAAAATTGCAAAAAACTGTGGCCGTTTCAAACGAGTTTGACCGAGAAATGCAGACCGACATTGCCGCAGCTACAGAAGCGCAAGCTGCGTGGCAAAAACAAGTGGACGATTTGCGTGAACGCGAAGCCGAAGTCACCGCCATGCGGGATGCTTTGATGCAAGAACCCGAAGACATGTCCATTTTGATTAGCGCTCCTGCGGTGCTGAATCAAGAAAAAGCTATTCGTGTTGCACTCAAACGCGCCGAGGAAGGTTTGGCTGTAGCCAAAGAACTGACTGCGGCTGTGCAAGCCACCAATGCTGCACAAATGACTTTGGCCAAACCTGCTGTTGACCGCGCTGTAAAAGCTGAAGAGGATTTCAAGAAAGCACAAGCAGAACTTGCTGCGCTGCAAAACGAAGCCGCGCAAAAAGCACAAGCAGATGCCGCCGCTAAAGCGCGTGAAGAAAACCGTCAACCGGAAGCAGAACGCACCGCCGAAGAAAAACGTCGTGCGGCCATCCAACGTGGCCGTGAAGGGCTGGGGTTGGAAGGTGAGCGTGTGCAACGTGATGTCAGCGCGATCAAAGAAGACAAAGACGATTTGAAACGCGAACTGGGGTCGTGGAATAACGAAGTCAACAAATACACGAAAGCCGTCAAAGCGCTTAAGCAGCTTGAACCGACCGAAACTAATATTACTAAACTGGGCAATGCAGAATCAAAACTGCAAATTGCCAAAGAAAACGAAGCGCGGGTTGAGCTGGAGCTTGCCGGTATTGAAAGCGAAGCGCCTTTGGTTCGCACGCCTATTAAAGACCGCACCGAAGCCGATGAAGCTTTTGAAAGAGCGCAAATTCAACAAGCACGCGCTAGAAATGCTAAAGAAAACCTACCTTCAGAACTCCCTTCCGCACGCCGAGGCCCGGTCGTAAAACATGTGCGCACAGGTCGTACCGAACAAACGGGGCAACGCAAAGACGTTGTTGGCCGCGCCGATGCTGTTACCGATACTTTGATTGCTCGCCGCGCAGAATTAGCCGAGTTCAAACGCCGTGTAGATTTCTTGACTGAAAAAGGTAAACCTGTACCGCAAGCGTTGACCAACAAGCTCAATGCTGCACAAAAACGAACAGATGCTGCCGCAAAAATTCAAAAAGAAATTAGCACCCAAGAAGCTGCTGCCGCTAAAGAGCTGGCCAAAAGCAAAAAGAAGTACGGCAAAGACGAATTGGCACGCGAAGCCGGCGGTGAATACGAAAGCGCCCCAGTGACGTATTTGCGCAAAACAACCACCGAAGCTATCCGCGATGGCCGGATGCTGGATGTGGCCGACGAACTGGCCGAGCACGGGTCTACACAATTTGTGAAAGATTTGGCCGAACGCCTGCGCCCTTTGTTGATGCGCACAAAAATTGGTACAACACAAGACTTGATGGTGGATGGCAAGCCTGCTGGCGGCGCGTACTACCCCGCAGAAAACCGGATTGCGTTGGACGATCAAAACATGACCGAAGAAGATTTGGTGCATGAAATGGTTCACGCGGCTACCATGCGCGTTCTTCGCGCCGACAACGCCGACTTGACCCCGACACAGCGCAAAGCCCGTGACGACTTGCAAAAGCTCTACGACCAAATCAAAGAAGACCCTGCGTTTGCCAAAGAGTACGCCAAGAAAGACTTGGAAGAATTCGTGGCTGAAGCCATGTCTAACAGCAAACTGCAAGACAAGTTGGCCAGCACCAAAGTGGAAGGCGAGTCATTTTTTGACAAGCTCAAGCAGTTCATCATGCGCATGTTCGGCGTGGACACTCGCAGTGACGCATTCAAAACCGCTACTGACGCAATCGACAAGATTTTCAAACCCTCGGCCAAACTTGAAGCCGAAGTCAAGGCGCGTGCAGCGCCGACAGCCAAGGGTTTTGAGGACGAGCTGGGACTGGCCGAACGCATCATTGCCGACAAGCCGTCCATGCAGCAACAAATTGACGCCAACCTTGGGCTGAACTTTCGCACCAAATGGCTAGATCGTTTGGCACCGCTGGAGAAGATTGCGCAAACCATGATGGACCCGCTCAAGGGTACTCAGATGATGTTCTTCTTGCGCATGGCAGACCAAAAAATGTCTTTCACGCAGCAGGCGGTAGCCAATGGCGTGCCACAAAAAGTAGCGATCAAACGCGCCGATGGCCGCACGGAATACGTCATTGAAAGTCAAAAAGGCGCAAACCTTGCCAACATTGCCAAGACTCTGGGCAAAGCGCCGGGCATGAACCCTGCGGCAGCAAATCGTTTGTTCACGCTTTATTTGGCCGGCAAACGCGCAGAGCGTGTGGGTGCTGACGTGCTGAACTTTGATGTGTCTGAACAAGACTTGAAGAATGCAGTGGGCAAAATTGAAGCCAACAAAGAGTTGCATGATGTTTTTGAAGACGCACGCAACCAGTACAACGAGTACAACCGCAACCTAGTCAACTTCCTGCAAGACATGGGCGTGATCTCTAAAGAGACTGCCGCCTCGCTTTCCAAGAGCAATGACTACATCCCGTACTACCGAGATCGCAACGGCGAGGCTGAATTGGTTATTGGGGGTGAAGGCACGTATCGCGTGGGCAGTTTGAAAGACCAACCCCAGTTGCGCGAGTTGATTGGTGGCAACCAAAAGATTTTTGACTTCTTGACAAGCTCGGTGCAAAACACCAGCATGATTATGGACATGGGCTTGCGCAACATAGCCACCAAGAACGCAATGTTTGAGTTGCAAAGTTTGGGTCTTGCATCGTTCTACGGCGGCGAAGCCAGCGGCCCCAACGTGGTTCAGTTCCGCGAAGACGGCCAAGACCGGTACGTGCGCGTGGACACCGATGCCGCAGGCATCCCCTCAAACTTGTTGGTCAAAGGCATGGAAGGTATTCCGGTCAACAACTCCGCGCTTGTTCGCGCAATGGCCATGCCAGCAACATTGTTGCGCCGCGCAGTGACCGTGAGTCCTTTGTATTCCGCTCGTCAGATTTTCCGTGACTCGGTGGCCGCGCCCCTGACGTCCGGCGCTGACTTCACGCCAGTCATGGCGGCAATCAAACAGATTGGGAAAATGGATACCAAAGGCACGCTGGAGTCACGCGGTATTGTGGGCGGTCAGGTGTTCACTGGCGGCAACGAGGACTTGACGCGCATTTTGGGCGAGTTCCAATCCGGCAAGATTGGTTTGTCTCAACTGGTGGCCAAGGCCGAAGCCGTGGCAATGGAAGCCGATGCGCTGACCCGCCGCGCCCAGTACGACTCCTACATTCGCCAAGGGCTGTCTGAGATGGAAGCCACGCTCATGTCTTTGGAGTCCATGAACTTTAACCGCAAGGGCATGTCGCCCAGCGTGCGTTTGGCATCCACATTGATTCCGTTCTTCAACGCCCAGTTGCAAAGCTTGGACGTGCTGTATCGCGCCATGACAGGCAAGATGCCAATGAACGAGCGCTTGGATATCCAAGGCAAGTTGTACCGCCGTGGCGCGGCGCTTGCCGGTACTGCCATTGCTTACACGATGCTGATGCAAGATGACCCGCTGTACAAGAATGCACAGCCTGACGAGAAGTACGGCAACTTCTTTGTGCATTTGCCCGGCATGAAAGAGGCGCTGCGCGTGCCTGTGCCGTTTGAAATCGGTTACATCTTCAAGTCAATTCCCGAGGCAATCATTAACTCGATGGCCAGCGATGCTGGCGCGGAAGATGCGTACAAGGCATTCAAGACAATTGCCATTCAAACCATCCCCGGCGCGACTTCTGGATTCATGCCAGCAGGCGTCAAACCTTTGGTTGAGAACGCCACCAACCATTCGTTCTTCACAGGGCGCGAGTTGGAGTCCAAGGCCGAGCAAGAGCGCGAAGCCCAGTTCCGTTACCGCGATAGCACATCCGAGTTGGCCAAAGGCCTTGGTGCTATCACAGGTACTTCACCTATCAAACTGGAGAACCTGATTCGAGGATACACCGGCACGATGGGCATCGCCTTCACGCAAGCAATCAGTGCGGCCAGCCCCGGCAATGGCGTTCCTGCGCCAACCAAGAAGCTGTCGGAGATGCCGGTTATTGGCGCTGCGTTCCAACCAGAAGATGCTGGCGGCATGGTGAGCGATATGTACGATCACATGGCTCGCGCCCGTGAAGTGCAGAAGACCTACAACCAGTTGGTCAAAGAGGGCAACGGTGCGGAAGCGCGTCAGTACTTGCAAGAAAACGTCAACATGCTTGCCACTAAAACAATGACGGGCAACTTGCAAGAGACGATGGGCAAACTAAAGAAAGCGGAAATGGCGATCAAAGCGTCTAGCTTGACGCCTGATGAGAAACGCGCACGCTTGGATGAAATCCAAAAAATGCGCATTCAAATCGCTTCTAATGTCCGTGGGGTCTACGAAAAAACCACACCCCGATGAGGCCGTCACGGATGCCGGGCATAGCCCGAGCATCCAGCATTCTGTGTGAGACTGCGGCTCTCAAGCCTTCTTCGCGCACGGCATCGGTGTCAAGGCAAGGGATGAAAAATCCCTGCCCCTTTTCAGTCTTCTCCCAAGGATAGTGTATTTTTAATTTCATCATCCATGTCCGATATACGACGACTGATCTTCAACGCTGACACTCGCATTTGAGGGCCTTTGGTTCTAGACGTCATGTCCTTCTTGGGCATGTGCGAGACGCTGAATTGTTGTGCCAATTGTCGCTTGAAATCGGCGTAGCCAAAAGACATTGATGAACAGTACGCCTTGAGCAGTTGCTCTTCGATGTAATAGTCAATGTGGTCGGTGGTCATCCCATGCTCAACACGGCCCATAATTTTGTTGCGAGTAAGTGACTGGTCAACCATCCCGCCGTGCCCAAGCTCTGCCAAAATCTTGCCGCCTTCAACGTGCTTGATGACGATAAAGCTGCCGTAGTTGTCGCGTGTATATGCGTTGAGTACATCCTCAGCCGACCTCGCGCTTGAGCGCACGTTCGAGCGTGCCGCAACAATCGTTTTCTTGATAACACCAATAATCTCTTTCATGGGGAAGTTGATGATGCCTGTGTGCTTGGAGCCAAAGATTGACCCAATAGCAATGATGGTGGCGATGCCAGCCATCCAGAAGCGCTCATCGTTTGTAGCGCCGAACTCGGTGTACGCATAGCGCACGGACTCGGGCACAAGTTTTTGCAAAAGCTCAACATTATCCACGAAGTACTGCACCAGACGCTCACCTGCGTAGCCATAATTTTGTTGCAGCGACTTGATGGTGTCGATCTCGTGTGGCTCCCACGACAACTCATCGGACATGATGAACTCGATCAAACGGCGCAACTCACCTTCGGATGAGTGCATACGGCCGCCTGTGAGGCTGTCAATGGCATGGGTGTTTGACGACATGATCGCGTTGGTCATCCACGTTGACAAGTTGATGCGCTCTTTGTTGGAGCCGGACTCCATGCGCTCCTTGCCACGGCCTTCGGTCATGTCCAACAAGAACTCTGGGAACCACTCGAAGTTGTTACGGTTCTTGCTCGTCACCTCGTCCGTGATGAGTGGGAAGCTGTTGAGCAAGCCAAGGCGTTGTTGCATGGCCACAGGTGAAGTGCCCTTGCCTGTGCGGTAGTGCGTTGGGTGTCCCCAAACAGAGGCCGCAGCTTCGAGCGCCAGCGTCTTGCCCGTGCCAGACTCGGTTGAGCCGCAGTGGAATGTGATGCCGTAGATACCGGTGAACTTCATGAGCGGTGCGCCAGCACCGGCAAGCAGCACGGCCAAGTGTGTGTACATGCGCTTGTTGATGAGCAACTGCACGAAGTCAACCCAGCCAGCCAAAGAGCCAGTAGGTTTGGTGTTGGCCACAATGTTTTCCAAGCCGGGCATGGGCACGGTGACGGGCGGTGCGTTTTTGGAGAAAATCTTGCCGGCGTAGACAATGGTGTTGTCTTCTTGCCAGCCGTAGTTTGATGGTACTTTCACAGCAACTTTTCCTGTACTAGCGGCTTCGACACAAGCGCGGACGTAATCCCACAAGTTCTTGTCGTTGCCAGAGCCAAATGAGGCGATGATGTTTTGGGATGCCAAGCATTTAACCGTTTCGTCTTTGCTGACGATGGCCTTTTGCGGCATGGTGATGTTGACGGCTCCGTTGGGGCGCAGCGCCAGCATGTGAATAGTGTGGTCGGGGCCTTGGTGCAGGATATCCACCACGAATAAATCGTAGGGCAAGAGCATCATTGGCTTTTTGACCATCACGCCCTCAGCGTCTTCCATTTCTTTCTCAAGAAAAATACCGCCACGTTGACCGTAGCCGTAGCCGCGAGGCGGTGTGGGGCGCAGAATCTTGACCACTTCAACAGGCGCTTGCGTGTCTTCTTGTGGCAACTCAACTTCGATTTCTTTTTCGCCCGTCTCGACCTTGGTTTCGCGTCCAAGCGCCAATGGGTTTGTAATCTTTCCAAAGAACTGACACCCGTTGCAAACGCCCGGATTCTCGCTGTCGAATTTTGTGCAAGGGTATGGGCCTTTGATCTCGCCCAGCTTCTGGTGCATCCGCGTGGTGTCGTATGGGTGTTGTTGCGTCAACCACAGTGCGGCCTTGGCTCCATCCGAGCAGGGCTTGGCGATGCTCAACCACGCACGCCACAACGGCTCCATGCCTTCTTCGGTAGCGTTCTCCACGAAGTGCGACAACTGCAAGCACCCCTTGCCGTCCATAGTCTTGCGCAAAATGTTCTTGAAGCGCGTCTCGCTGTTCTCAAACAACTTGACTGCCGTGGCCGTGGGTGGGTTCTTGGCGAAATCTGGGCGCATACCCAAGCCCTCGCCTGCTGGGGCGATGCTGTCTTCTTCGAGCAACTCGCGGATGCTGTCACGCAGCACCTTGAAATTGAACACGCTGCCTTCGGCCAGTACCGACACAAGGCGCGGCTCTGGATACTTTTCTTTGAAGTTGAATGTCTCGGGGATGCGCAGCACTCGGGCAGAGTCTGCGGTCACGGTCATGTCGATGTTGAGTTTCTTTTGCTTGCACAGCTTCTTGAAGTTCTCCGCCATTGGCTTCCAAACGTCAATGCTCACCGCTTCTTCAAACGGCCAATAGCAATGCAGCCCACCGCCGGAGCCGACCATCCAAGGCATACCCAGTCCACCAAGGCCAGTCTCTTGCAAGAATGCGTGCAGCGCAATCGCCGCTTGTTTCTTGCTGGCGTAGCCGTCCATGTCGATGAACAACGCTTTGATGAAGCGTGCATTTGCTGCTTGGCGCTTGCCCGAAACTTCAAACGTAGACAGCGCGAAGAAGACGTTCTTCTTGGCCGCAACCCAATCGTCTACTTGGGGATAAAAATCTTGAGTGTCTTGAACATAGATGTGCTCCTTTTTTGTTGTACTAAGCTCTGCCGCGCAATAGAACCCATGTCCCGGGGTCGGCAAAACCACCGCTAGAAAGTCAAGCGGACTCATAGAAATCCTCGGGAATTGTTAGATGAACAGGTCTTTTTGTGCAGGGTCTTTTGCTGGAAACGCATCCAAGGGCGCGAGGGCAATGAAGCGGCGCAACAATTCACGCTGCCACACCACGGACATGCCGTATTCAGAATCCATAGCAATCGCAGACAAACGAATCAACTCGCTGTTGCTCAAGTTTCGAGGTTGTAAATCTTGCATATTTTTCTCCACGCTTCGTCAGCGGTTTTTGTCTCTTTGAGAATCTTCAACAGTAGTTCAGCGCGTTGTTCGTAGGCAGGGAAAATGTCGCCGCCCTTGAACCAGTTGTAAGCTGTTTGACGTGAAACGCCCAGCGCTTTAGATACGCGCACTACGGAGAAGTCGCGGTGGATAGCCCAACGGCCAAGCTGGTTGCCCAGCGTCTTGGGCGCGTCTGCTATTTCTTCGATTGTTTTTTGAGAGTAGGGCATAGGTTGAAGAGGGGCTTGCGCCCCCCTTGTTTTAGTTAGTCTTCATCGTCCCAGTTCGCAACCACTGAGGCCAAGTCTTTCTTGGCAGGCACAGCGTTGGTCTTGGCGGCTTTCTCGCGCACGACTGGAGTAGCTTCCTCTTCTTCCTCCTCTTCGGGCGCTGGCGCAGGGGCAGCTTTGGGTTTGGCTGCGGCCTTAGCTTTTGCTTTGGGTGGAGGTGGTGGGGCTTCGCCTTCTTCCTCTTCGGGTTCAGGCTCAGGTGCAGGAGCAACTTTGGCCTTGGCTTTAGGAGGTGTGCCAGCCAACGAGTCGGCAGGTTTGGCTTTGTCCATAGCGCCAGCGGTTTGCACCACGGCTTGTGCAGCATCGGGATGCTCGCCTTGTTTGGTGGCGGTCTCGAACTCGTCTTCTGTCAACCAGCGCATTGCTTTGAAGAACAGCTTGGGGCTTTCGGCCTTGGTGTCGAACTTCATGCGAGTGATGACCATGCTGGGGTCAACGGACTGTGCCACCAACCAACGAGCGTAGGCTTGCAGGGGGCGGTTCTCGCCTTCTTCTTTACCAAACAAAGACTTCGCAGGCACGGTCAACTGGAGCACGTCACCTTCAATGTCGTTAGCCATTACCACAGCCAAGCGTTGTTGGAAGCGGCAAGCGCGGCTTTCGCCTTCGCCAGAACCAGAGATGTTCTGTGGGCAACCTTCGCAAGTCTTGGATTGAGGTTCTTTGATAGAAGCGTCAGGTATGTCGCCATCGTTTGACCAGCAGTCGGGAGCCGCCGCAGTGTCGCCATCGTACTTGGCCATGTAGAAAGTGCGGGAGACTTTCGGCGCAGCTTTGACGATCACCACATCCAGATAGCGTTCTTCGATGTTGGCAACTTCTTTGCCGCCGGAGATCAAACGAAACACGCCGCCTTTGATGCTGATGCGCTTGCCGGTGCTGCCGTTGCCCATCAAGGCTTTGGCGGTGTCAGAGAGTTCACCTTTCTTGGCGAATGAGGGCAGTTGGCCGGGGTTAAAGAGAGCTACATTGCTCATGGGATTTTCCTTACTTGGTTGGTTTACGGACGGAAATGCTGTACTCGGAATTCGAGTTCAAGCCGGGGGGCACAACGCCGGGGTTCTCTTCCAAGAACTGCTTCATGTTGCCCTGTGCAATTCGCTTCTCGAACAAGTCGAGGGCATCGTGCTCAACCACAAAGGATTTGAACGAGTCCCAGTCACTGGTCGAGTAGCGTGTGGATACGCCAAGAACAACGGTTCCGGCATCGGTGCGAACGGATGTGACGCCAAGCGCTTTCATCTGGTCTTTCATAGCGTTCTTCAAAACTTCTTGTTGCTCCTTGAGCGCTTCAACTTTGTTGTCGTACTCTTGGGTCAGCAGGTCGATCTCGGAACGGATGCGGCGATACACCTTCGCCATTTTGTCTAGAGGCACTACCTCTGCGGGTGCGTCTTGCGCAGTTTCTTCACTCATCACTTTCTCCTAGTTGATGCCGTCTTTGCGGCTGAAATGTTTGTCAAGGGTTAGACAGTGTACATGGTTTTCAAATGCTTGCAACTCCTTTCAAGATTTAATTTCTGTGTCGAACATTTGGGTTAAAAGTGAATGGTCACTAACCTTTCCTTCTAATGCTTTAAACATCTTTTTCTCGATTGGGCTACCCGAGATGTGGATGACTGTCACCTTGGCGGCGGTCTGTCCTTTGCGGTCAGCGCGTGCGCAGCACTGCACGTATTGCTCCACGCTCATCAAGGGGCCAAAAAACACCACAGTGTCGGCGGCAGTCAACGTAATCCCATGCGCTGTGGCTTGGGGCTGCATCACCAACACGCGAGGTTGTGGTTCATTTTGAAAGCGCCTGATGATGTCGGCACGTTTGGTGGCTGGCACATCGCCCTGAATGATCTCGTTGGCGATGCCGTGCTTGGTGAGGTGGCGGTTGATGGTGTCGATGCTGGAGCGAAACAGCGCGAAGATGATGACCTTGCGATCGGTCTCTTCCAAGATTTCTTCTAGTACCGACAGGCGGGGCGAGGCGTCGAACTCCACCACTTCACCTTCGTCCGTGTAGGCTGCGCCACAACTGATCTGCAACAGCTTGCTCACACCAGCGGCAGCGTTGACCGCGCTGATTGTTTCGCCTGCGGCCTGTACCAGCATACGCTCTTTGAGCATGTTGTAGTACTTGTTTTGTTGCGCTGTCATCGGCACTTCGCGGGTCATCGTCACCACGGGCGGCAAGTCCAAGCATTGTTCTTTGGTGAACCTGATCGCGGGTTGCAACGCTTCATGAACAAGATCGTGCGCGTTGGCTTTTGGTGCCCACTTAAACATTGTCACCTTGTGCATCACCTTGTCGCGCCACGCGGTGAAGAACGCTGGCACACCTTTGGGATTGACTAGCTTGGCCAAGCCGTAGGCATCGGCGGGGGACTGCGAAGCAGGCGTGCCTGTCATCATCCACAAGTGCGTGTTGGGCGCAATGATTGAGTTCAGTGACTTCCAGCGTTTGGTTGTGGCAGTCTTGTACGCATTGGCTTCATCCACAATCACGAGATCGAATTTGCCGTTGGCTTTGACTTCATCAGCGATCAGGTTCAAGCCTTCGTAGTTGACGATCACAAACTCATAGCTGTGCTGAATCATCTCGATGCGCGTTGCTGCCTTGGGGTGGTGGGCAATGATGGCGCTGCGGTGAATGATGCTGTTGTTTAAGTCCTGCATCCACGCGGCTTGCATGATCGACAGAGGACACAGAATCAAACAGCGGCGCACCTCTCCACGTTGCATCAAGTAATCCGCAGCCCACAGTGCCGAAAGCGTCTTGCCTGTGCCGGGTTCGCTGAACACAAAAGCGCGGCGGTTGAGCGTCAAGAAAGATGCTGTCTCCACTTGGTGCGCCATAGGTTTGAATCTGCCCGGCCACGCATAGCGTTTAGTGATAGGCGAAGGTACATCTTTGACGCCTATGTTTTTCAGTACCCGCGCTTCATCTAACCCCCAAAACACAGCGACAGACGCAGAGCCATCAGCGTGTGTTTCAACGACTTGGCTTCTAGGAATGATGCTGTATTTTTCTGGCTGTCTGGTTCTGATGAGAAGTGCTTTGTTGTCAATGATTTCCATCGCTTGTCCTAGTTTTATTCTTCAGGGTCGAATGCAGGCGTTCCCGTTACCAACAGCACATCGGCCAACATACTGATAGCCAAGTCGATTTCTTCGTCCGTCAGTACGTCTTTGATAGGGCAACCGGTATCTAAAAAATACGCTGCCTTCATCACCTTGTCTGCTAAGGTTGCTTGTGTCATTTGTTATCCCCTTGATTGGCGCTCTTGCTTCGCAGTCTCAGGTTGCCCTTGGTTGACTTGCCGCCTTTGCGCAGCGGCTTGATGTGGTCGATGTCTTTGCCTGAACGGTCGATGCCTGCTTTGTCGTATGCACGACGAGCACGCTGGCGCTCATGCTGATCTGAGCCGGGGCCTGATTTGCCCGTCTTCAAATCTTGTTGGTACTCTTTTTTCCAATCACGTTTAGTTGCCATGATTTACTCAATGTTTTGGGTTGAACTCACAGCTAGTACAGGGGCACCAGCCGCACAAAGGATTCTTGTTTGGATTCCAAACACCGCTCTCAAGCGAGGACTCAATCTTACCGATTCGCTCACGATAGCGCCACCATTCTGACTCGGCCTCGGCCACCATTATCTGGTCTTTGACTGCATCGTTCTTGACCACAAACAAAAGCATTGATTTAACGCGACGAAGGTGCGGGAAGTGCGCAAACACCATCATGGCCATCAAGCGCAACTGCTCCCTGTCGGGGTATTTGTTGCTGCCCGTTTTGTAGTCGGCTACGTAGGCTGTCAAGTTGTCGTCGTCAATGGACAAGAAGTCAGCGATGCCACGCACCCACGCTTTCTTATCAAACCACGAGACGGGGTTGAGGTTGGCGTCAAGCGTCATCTTGTACTCGGCCAGCTTGCGACCGGGCAAACTCATCAAAGAGTCCACCACAGGTTTAATGAAGTCGAACTCGGGCGGCAGTGGCGTGCCGTCCTTGACGTACAACTCCGCAGCTTTGTGAAGGTTGTTGCCGTAGCGCGAAGCCTCGGTTTCCTCGAACGGGAATTTCTTGAGCACGCGCACCTCATGGTATTTGCGTGCGCAATTTTCATAGTCTTTGAGAGCCGTGTGGCTCCACGATACGTGCGGCATTAGAACCTCGCTGATGCAATTGCTTTGTGAAGACGGCTTGATAGGCCGGTGACGAACACTTCGTCTTTGGTCAGTTTATACCGGCCCATGTCGTACAAGATAGCATGAATCAACTCGTGCCAGAACGTGTCTCGCACATCATTTTTTGCTAGCTTGCGTTTGTTATGCGTGGTGCTGACCTTGATCTTCTGCGCGGGGTAGTTGACCTCCCCCAACATGCCATGCTCTTGCATGGCCTCGACGACCTCGATCGAGTACCACTTATCGCCCACTTTGATTTTTCTTGGTATATCCACTTTAGCCCTTTGCTAGTCCATATCTACGGTGATGGCCACCGTCAGCCCCTAGAGGAATCCCCGGCATGTAGGAAGGAGTGATGGTCATCTGCTCCAACACCCAGTCCGTGGCTTCCTTAGCTTCTTCTTGCGGTGCAACCGCAATCAACTCATCATGCACTGTTCCCTTGACAGGGTAGCGCTTGTTCACACGCAACATGCCGTCAGTCATCACGACTCGCGCAACCGCCTGCGTCACGTTGTTTGTCACCTTACCTGCGTACAGCTTGGTGGGCTTCTTGCCCTCTTCGCCATACACCCAGTTCATCACGACATCGCCTTTCTTGCCCAGCACTTTCTTGCCGTCAGCGTCTAGTTCGGGTTCACGGCGCAGGTTGGGGTAGAGCAGGCTCATGCCTGAAGGCAATACGATCTCTTCTTTCTTGAATATCACGCACTTGTGCGTGTACTCTTTGCCGCCGTACAGCGCGGTTTGAATCAAGCCCTCACACATTTGCCAGAACGAAGTCACAGGGTGCGCTGTGGCGCGGTAGATGTCGATGATCTTCTTGGCCGCAACGCAATGAATCAACAACTCTTGCGTGGTGCAGGTGTGCGGTATATCTTCAAGCTTTTTGAGGTTGTCCGTGTTCTCAAGGAACTTGTGAATGTACTCGCTATCTACGCCCAGCTTTTTAGCGAACTCCTTGCCGTACCTAACTGGGGGCGCACCGAGGAAGCCAACAAGTAGCTGCGCACTAAATGACGCCCATCCCAATCCGTAGCCGCATCCAAGCAACGCGCTCTTGGCAGACTGGCGTAAGTCCGGATGACTCTCTTTTGTGAGGCCGGGGATGTTGAACATTTGAGCGCCGAAAGCGGCGTAAGGGTCGCCCCCAGCATTGAAGATGTAGAGCATGTCGTCGTAATCCGAAAGCCACGCAAGAACTCGCGGTTCAATTTGCGATAGATCGCCGACGATGAGTTCATAGCCCTCGGGAGCCATAATTGCTTTGCGTAGGAATGAGCCTCGCTTGAGGTTCTGCATGTTGATTGCGCTGCCTTTGCTCGCTGTCCAACGTCCTGATAGTGCCCCGTAGTATGAAAGTGGAACAGGTAGCGCCCCCCTTCCGCTGATATCAAGAAAACGCTGCGCCCGGGTCCGCTCCGTGGTTGATTTAACTTTAAGGCGAGCCTCGCAAAGCAGTCGGACATCTTCATTGTCGCCGTTGAGGAGCGCTTGAAAGAGCGCATCATTCTTTGCAAGCGCAAGAGTTTGCTTTCCGGTGGTCTTGCTTTTTTTCTTTGGCGCAGGTACACCAAGAGTTTCGAGAAGCTTTGCAAATTGAGGATTTGATGCAAGCGCAGTTTCTTCGATGCCGAGTTTTGTAAGTAGTGACTCACGTTGAACTCCTTCTTCATATAGTGCTTTGATGAGCATCTCACGATCTAGCTCCAGCACGGGTTGCGTGTACATCTTCAACGTCATGTCAATGAGTCGAAGTTCTTTGGTTGGGTAGCCTACAGCGAGGCGTTTGAAAAACTCTTCGCAAAGAAAGACATCGTGCTTGCAGTAGTCCGCAAGCTCCGCTTCAATCTCGGGCGTGAGTTCTTGTAGGCCATCCGTGGAATGCACGGCCTCGCCCTTGGGCGGGAGTTCAAACGCTTCGGCAAGTTTGAAGAGACTATTGCCGACTTCGACGCCCCGTAGAGCGCGTGCCATGCTGAGGCTGTCAAAGATAAAACAGGGGTGGACGTTGTAGCACCAAGAAAGGATGGACACATCAAACTGGGCGTTGTGGGCAAGCACGGCAGTGGTGCTCCAGTCATAGGTGGATAGGACTCGACGTAGTTCATCGCCTCGATACCACTGTGTGATTTTGTCTGTGCCGAACTCGTGGATGCACGCACCGAATGCTTTGAATCGTTTGTCACGGATGTACTCCTCTGTTGTCATCTTGGAAAGTGTGTAGTCTTTAGAACTCCAGCGCGTCTCGAAGTCGATGACCAGCAGTGTTTTGTATGGTGCGTTCATTGCTGGGCGTTTCTTGTTAAAAACTGTGTTGCTAAACCCACTTGCTTTTTTGTGTAGCTGCTGGGCAACGAAGATCCTACTTTGTGTACAGACGATTCTGGAGGACAAACTTCTCTTGCTCTACGCTCAAGCGTGTCATAGTCGGCGTCTGTAAGCACGGGTTCTGCCAACACATAGTAGAGGTAGCGGTGCGCCATAACTTCGTCTTCGTATTCTTGTGTCATGCTTGCCCCCTTGCTCGGATTGTTTTTGCGGCAAACTTAAAGCAAACCTTCTCAAGTTCTCTGTAGGCTTTAATCGTTTCGACAGTTTTTGCACACGCCTCACGT